AATAGCGATCTTCGCCAGGCGTGGTATTGGCTGGTCAAGCGCCACCAGGACCTAGCGGATAATGATGCTTATGCCTCCCGCGCCATTGGCGTGATCGTCAATAACTGGATTGGCGATGGGATTATGAGCACCCCGCAAGGTGCGACGCGGCGATATTCGCAGGCGTGGAAAAACTGGGCGGAGACACCGGAGTCTGATTTCTATGGTATCCACGACTGGTACGGCAACCAAGCAGTAGGCGCTAGGACCACGGCGGTGCGTGGTGCAGTGTTGGTCCGTAAGCGTGTCAGGCCTGAGCTGTTGGAGCGGTATGGGCTGGTGCCGCTGCAAGTGCAGATGCTAGAGCCTGACTGGCTCGACTTCAATAAGGATAACGGAGTAGACATCTTATTTGGCCAGCAGTTTGATAATAACGGCAGGCTGCAAGGTTACTGGATCCGCGATAACCACCCAGGCGAAAGCCTATTGAGTTCTGGAATCAAGCTACAGAGCACGTTTGTTTCTAAGGAAGAGATCTCAATTCATTTTGACAGCCGCCGTGCTGGGCAGCGAATGGGCTTGCCATTTGGTACGGCGGCCATTTTGACGTTGCGGGACATGGGTGATATACGGGTCGCGCAGCAGATGAAGGATAAGATCGCCGCGTGCTTCTTCGGGGTTGTGTCTGAGCCTGACGGTGAGACCGCCCCTGGTGGAGACCCGATTGGGTTTGACACGATCGAACCTGGCGCGGTGGAGTACCTGGCGCCAGGCCGCAGCTTCCAAGCATTCAGCCCGCCAAGCTCTGGCGATTTTGTGAGCACACACAAGGAGTACGCGAGGGCTGTAGCGGCTGCCTATGAGATCACCTATGAGTCGATGACGGGCGACTTGTCGAACGTCAACTATTCGTCCTTCCGTGGTGGATGGCTGGAATTCAGCCGCCGCATTGCGTACCTACGCGGCAAGGTGTCGGTTCCTGGGATGCTATCGCCGGTGTGCCGCTGGCATGACGAGCTAGCCCAGATGGCGGGCCTACTGCGTGGGCCCATGACGTGGACCCATACCCCACCACGGCGGGAGATGATCGACCCGACCCGGGAGATCCCGGCGCTGATCGATGCGGTACGCGCTGGCATCATGAGCCTGTCTGAGGTCCAGAGGGCCTTTGGCTACGTGCCGGAGGAGGTGATCACAGAGCTGGCGCAGGACATGGAACGAGCCAAGCGGGCGGGCCTTACGCTCAGTGTTGATCCAGGCCTTGTCAGTAATAGCGGCGTGGCACAGGCTCGCCCTGCTGGCGCTGTCTCCTCACCGACCGAGAGCACAGACGAGGAGACGCCTGATCTGTCGGACGCATAGTGGCGGCCTGTTCGTCGTATCATGCGGCTAGCGATTGTGTGGCCATGGCTTTAGGCGTGAGCGTCAAGGCAGCCGGCACCGCCCCGGTGGTGCAGCTGTATGGGGATGTCGGCTTTGACATCCTGGCGGTAGATGTGGCCCTCGCCATGGAATCAGCAGGTGGGCGGGATGTCACCGTCAACCTGTTTTCCTACGGTGGCGATGCGGGCGAGGGGATCGCCATTCACGACATCCTGGCTCGGTACCAGGGAAGGAAAACGGTCGTGATCGATGGCGTAGCGGCTTCGGCCGGATCGATTGTGGCGATGGCAGGCGATCGGGTGGTCATGCCCGAAAACGCCCTGCTGATGATCCATAACTGCTGGAGCATGGCGGCAGGTGACGCGGAGTCCTTGCGGACATCGGCGACGCTGCTGGATACCTACTCGGCCGCATACCGCCGCACGTATGCGCAGCGCACGGGCGCGACAGAAGAGCAGGTAACCAAGTGGATGTCTGCAGGCTCTGGCGCCGGGACGTGGTTCACGGCAGAGGATGCGCTGGCGGCTGGTCTGGTGGATGAAGTGGCAGCACCGGCCCAGGTGCGTGCCAGCGCACCGCGTCTTCCCGCTGATCGCTTCACTTCTCCGCCGGCTGCGTTACTGCAGACATGGGGCGCGAAAGACGATAAGATGAGCCAAGAGGATAGGATTCTGCCACCCTCGCCATTCCCGATGACTACGCAATCCCCTGTTGGTGTTGCGCCTCCGGCCGCCACCGCTGACGATCAAGCCATGGCCGCCGCAACCCACGAGGCTGCGCCAGTCACTCCCCCTACCATTCCTTCTCCTGTTGCCGCCTCCAGTGAGTCGGCAACTGTCCTGGCGCTTCGCCGGGAAAATGACATTCGCCGATGTGCCGCCAAAGCTGGCCTTTCTGCTGAAGCCGTGCAAGCCATGGTTGACAGCGGCAAGCCCTTTGCTGAGGTTGCGGTTGACATCGTGGCCGCCCATGCCTCGGCCGTCGAAGGGCGAGCTGGTGCCGCTGGCCATCCGGCCCGGATCCAGGTAACCCGCCACGAAGGCGATACGGTCATGGCCGGTATCGGCGACATGCTGTACGCCCGGATCACCCCAGGGCACAAGCTGTCTGATGCTGGTAAGCAGTATCGCGGCTTTTCGCTGATGGAATGCGTCCGCATCTATGCGGAATCGCGGGGTATCAGCACCGTGGGCCGGAGTAAGTCTGAGCTGACTGCTATGGCCATGCACAGCACCAGCGATTTCCCGTTGCTGTTCTCCAACCTTGCCGGCAAGGCTCTGGATGCCGCCTACGAGGAGGAGCCCCACACCTACAAGCAGATCGCCCGTCAGCGCAACCTGCCCGACTTCAAGCAGACGGCCGATCTGGTCATGGCTGCTGACATCCTGCCCGAGCTCACCCTCGAAGGCGGGGAGTACAAGTCCGGCACAGTCCAAGAAGCGCAATCGACCTGGCGCCTTTTCACCTACACCAAGAAAATTGTCATTGGCCGCCAGGCGATCATCAACGATGACCTGAGCGCTCTGGAGCGTGTGCCTGAGTACATGGGTCGCGGCTTCCGTCGGCTGGAATCCAACCTGGTGTGGGCGCTGATCAGCGGCAACGTTGTAACCAGCGTCGATAATCAGGTGTTGTTCCACGCTTCCCACAACAACACCGGCACCGGTGCGATCGGTATTGCTGGCGTCAACAGCGCCAAGAAGGCGATGAGGAAGCAAACCGACATCAGCGGGGCAACGGTCAACCTGACGCCTGATTTCTTGATCGTTCCGACCGATCTGGAAGGAACCGCGCTGCAGTTTCTCTACCCCACCGGCTATGCCCCGGCAGCCCTCACGGGTGCCGCCGGCCCGAACGTCTACGCCGGTTCCATGCAACTGATCGTCGAGCCTCGTCTCGATGGCTCTGCCGCTCAGTGGTACGCCGCTGCTGGTCCTAACCGGATCGATGGCCTGGTGTATGGCTACCTGGCAGATGAGCCCGGCCCGACCATCACGCCGGTTCCTGAGCGTGATCCAGACGGTATCACCCTCCTGGCCCGTACCGACTTCGGCTGCGCGGTCAAGGATTATCGGTTTATCTACCGCAGCTCTGGGGTCTGATCTACTGGGCCGATCCCCTTCGGCCCTTTCTTTTTTCCACCTCTAATTACAGGCCAATGAAAAACTTTGTCCAAGATGGCAACAATCTCACGGTGACGGCTCCTGCCGCTGTTGCTTCTGGCGACTTTGTGCAGGTGGGCCGCATTCGCGGCATCGCCGTCACATCAGCCGCCAGCGGTGCATTGGTTGAGTTGAAAACGACGGGCGTCTTTGACATCCCGAAGGCCGGATCCGAAGAGTTTGCAACGGTGGGATTGCCCGTCTACTGCGTGCTCTCCGGCAACGGCGTTAAGACCGTCACGACTGCCAGCGGCACCGCCAACGTGCTGGTGGGCATCAACGTGGCAACGTCTGGCGCTGTGACCGGCAATCTCCGGGTCAAGCTAATGCCCTCAGCTTCCAACCAGACCGCTACTGCTGTGAGCTGATGGGCTGGGCTGCCCTTTCCGCTTCTGTTGATCGGGTAGCCCGCGCCAGGCTTGGTGGCGTCAGCGTAACGGCTGGCGCCGTTTCTTTTTTGGGCGGCATTTTGAACCGCAGCCAAGAAATTATTGCGGATGGCCGCATTAGTGATAACGTATATGAACTGAATGTGCCAACAGCATTATTCGGATCATTGTTGTATGGTGATTCTATTGTTGTTGATGGTCAGTCTTTTACTGTGCGTTATGAGCCGCAGCCATTGGGTGGCGGTGAAAACTGCCTGATCTTTCTCAACGGTCCCATTGCTGCCGTTGGTGTTGGTAGTCTGTTGCTGGAAGATGGATCGTACCTGCTGCTGGAAAGTGGCGACCGCTTGCTGTTGGAGGTTTGATGGCTGACCAGAGGCTTTCGCAACTTGACCCGGCAGCGTTACCGCTGACTGGCAACGAGCTTGCGTATGTAGTTCAGAGCGGGGCGCAGAAGCGGACGACGGCGGCGGCGTTGGCGGCAGTGTTGCCGGAAGCGACGACGACCACAGCGGGCAAGTTGTCAGCAGCTGATAAAGCGTTGCTATCGGCGCTTGTGGCGGCAGGGCTAGAGGTTACGCCGTCTGGTGCGGTTGTGATTCCGCATATCCACGGCGACGTAGCGGGCACAATTTATTTTCACGTTAAGAACACCAGCGGCGGCCCGCTGACGAAAGGCGCGCCGGTGTCCGTGGTTGGCGCTGTTGGCGCCACCACCACGCTTGAGGTGGTGGCGACTGATCCGAGCACACCGGGCCGGACCCGCGCCCAGGGCCTGCTGTACGAGGATCTGGCCAGCAACGCCGAGGGCCACGCGGTGATCCTGGGCGAGCTAACGGGGGTGAACACCGCAGCGTTTACCCCGTCATCGCCGTTGTGGGTTGGCGCCACTGGCGGCACTACGGGCACCAGGCCGGCCAGCGCTGCGCAGGAGGTGGCAACAGTTGGCCGCCAGCATGCGAGCACCGGAACACTGTTGGTAGCGATCCAAGGGGTGGAGCCGACAGCAGCGCAGATCGGGGCGGCCGTGGTCGGCAGGACTGCACCGGCGAACCTGGCGGCTACAGCGTCGGCCGGCACCAGCGACGAGGCGGCGCCGATAGATCACGTCCACCGATTCCCGGACACTACGGTGGTGATTCCTTTATCAGGTGAGGCGGCCAATCTTACGGTTACAACACTGCTGACGGTGCCCCGGTGGCCAGAGTCGCGGACGCTGACGGCGTTGCCGCTCTGGATGGTCAACACTGCACCAGCTGGCAGCGTGGCGCAATTTGATATTCGAGTTGGCGGCACATCGATATTTTCGACATTGCCGACGATTGATGCGACCGAGCAGGGCAGCGACACGGCGGCGGTTGCGGGGGTTTTCTCTGCTGCGTTTGTCGCGGCTGGTCATGTGATCGCCCAGGGGTCATCTGTGGCATTTCTGTGCACCCAGATCGGCAGCACCACAGCAGGCGCCGGGGTAAAGGTTGCGCTGCCGTCGCGGAGGGTCTGATTATGGAATGGTGGGGGAATTCTAATTTTGGCAGCCTGCTGCTTTACCCGGCGTATGTGCAGGACTACCTGGACAGGGTGACCGCGAACGATGTCCTAGGTGGTAATACTCAAGGACTGGAGCGCGGCGTCACGGATGCGTTCAACGTGGTGCTGCAAGAACTTGTCGCCGATACCATCCTAGGAGTGAGCGGCGGCGTGATTGCGCAAGCGGCCAGCAAATCTAAAGCAATGCCTTTCATGTGCGGGGCCCGCACGATCACAGGGTGCCTCACCCCCGTGGTGGGGCCGGCGCCGACGAATTTTAACTTCACGGGATTGGATTACAGCAGGAAAACGGGGTTATTTGGCAATGCCTCGACAAGATACTTAAACGCCAATCGGAATAACACTGAGGACCCTGTGAATAGGCACTTGGCGGTGTATCAGACCACGCCTGCAACTAATGATGGCTTTGTCTTAATTGGAACAGCAAACGTGACCGGGCGAAGTTCCATAGTCCGAATCACAAACCTTTCTGCCCGCATCACAGCATCATCGGGCAGTTTTCCTACGGTTTCCCAGTCGGGAAGCGCTGGTTTTGTTGGCGGTGTTCGCACAAGCTCGGAATCCATAACTCTCAGAAACGGCGGAGTCAGTATTACAGCGTCAGTACCGTCACAGACTCCGGCTTCTGCGCCGATTGGTGTATTCGCCAATGGTGATGGA